TGAATGTTTTACAACAGCGGCAAGTGTTGCTACTAAGCCTTCTGCTGTTGTGTTTAGACTTGCAAATTGTTGTTGAATCAATGGTCCTGCTCTACCACCACCTACTTTTGCAAAATCTTCTGTTGTAATTTTACCTTGGTTAAGAGCATTGATCATTGTTGTCAATAACTCATCACCTGTTTTCAATGCACCATTTTGATCTCTGATGCTGTCACCCAATTTGTCTGTGATTGCTTTGTATGATTTTTGACCTTCAACACCTGCTTGAATTCTGCTGGTTGTTTGAAGCATTGCTCTTTCGAATGTTGCGGCGTCAATACCCGCTTCACCCATTGCTTTTTGTAATACTTGGAAACCTCTGAATGCGTCTTCACTTACTGCGGCACCTGCTGTTCTTGCACTTTTTGCCAACGCATCAAATTCATCAATTGTGCCTTTTATTTTTGACGCAACACCAAATGCGGCAAGTGCGGCACCAGCGGCACCAAGTGCGGCTTTGAATTTGCCAGCACCAGCAGTCATACCTGCCAAGCCACCATTTATTTTGTTAAACTGTTTGCTTGTGTTATCTTTAGCATTAATATTAATAGTATAATCTGCCATTATCTTTTCCTTTTAGCCGCATCGGCTTTTATTTTAAAATATTTAGCCCAACCCCTCAGTTCCAAAACAGAGACATTGTGCATAACCCATTCAACAGTTTGACCCAGTTGTTCTGCTAATCTATATAGCAGGAGTACATCTGAGTCTTGCTTTAGTTTCCCAGAGCCTGGTCTCCTTCGCCCGTGTCATTCATTGCTGTACAAATTCTAATGATAACATTTGGGTCTACTTCTCTCATCAGTATGTCCTTGTCACCAAAATTAAACATTGGTTTGCCTTTGGCATCCAATGCTCTGTACATCAATGTTTCACCCCATGCTTCAGCAAGTTTACCTTCTGAATGCAATTTGATTACTTTGCTTTGTTGTGCGAAAGTTGTTTGTGGTTTATAATAGACTGTTGTGTTCCATTCAGGTACTTCAATCTCTTTCATACCATTTGCCAACTGTGCTCTAAAATGTTCTTTTGCTTGATTTAAAACTGTCATTTGTTTTTTCCTTGTCATTATTTTTTCTTAGTTTTCTTAAGAGCAGGTTCAACTATACCTCTTGGTGCTTGACTGCTCCAAAACCCTCTTGGACTTTTGCCATCTAACACACCAATATATGTTGCTGTGTTTTTGGCAATGGGTATAAGTCCGCCACTTCCATTAAAGATACCTTTGCCTGTGTATGTTGTCTTCCAACTGTTACGAGCAAAACCAGTTCTTATTGGTGTTGTGGTCTTTAGATTTCTTACAAATTCTTCAGTAAAGGCACGTAAATCAAGTGATGCTTGTTTACTTAACCCGCTCATTGTATTACGTGCCTTATTCATTATTATGATGCCGCTGTGTCGTCAATAGATAAAGCGCCAGTTCCTTGGAAACTGATACTTGCTGTAACTACATCATCTACAGTCGCAGTAACTTCAACACCTGTGCAGATTACGTTACCACTGTATGATACGTTACCGCCTGTGCCACCTGGGTAGAAAATTGTCGCGTAAGTTGTACCTACTGCAATCTCACCTGCTACTAAACCTGTGTCATCAGTGTTGTCTTCTGCCGCCCAAAGTACATCTGCTGAACCTTCAAAACTTTTGATGCCTGCTAAGAATGTTCTGTCACTGTCTCCCATTGTCGTTGTATCTGCAACGTCAACCGACTGTGAAACAGACCAGTCTGTGATTTGAGCAACTGCTGTGCCGCCTAAAGTTAGAGCGCCACCTTTACCATGATATGAACTTGCCATGATTATTACCTCTCTATGTTATAGTGTAATGATGTTCTACATTAAACACCATTCTTAAAGATGCATAAGGAGCACTCTCTCCTACTGCAACTGCCTCAACTCTTGCAAGGCTAATATCTTTTGCATTGTTACCAACAGTTCTGTCAGTGAGCAATGCTTTTTCAATTCCCTCAACAACAACATTTCGCTGTGTATCTCTTGACTTACCACCAACAATTACAACAACTTCAACATCAATTATACCACGTCTAAATTTTTGCATTGTTAAATCTTCTATATCTTCATTTGTGGTTTCAACATATACAGCAGGAAAGGCTGTCTTTGGTAATTCATCTGGTACTATTGGGTCCCTTACAACTTTTCCAAGTTTGGGACTGTTCATAGCCTTCAATAACTTTACCAAGTGTGATACAATATCTTCTCTTGTACTCATCTGTATAGCCTATCCTGTTTGTATTCATTTACTTCACCAGCAGATATAGAACCATCTCCATCATCATCGTACTTGATACCTAAACCAAATTGTATGTCCATTTCTTCTTCAAATCTCTCTTTGTAAAAAGTTATTTGTTCTCTGAATGGGTCACTTTCTGGTCTAAATGTACTTAACTTTGGTAAGATATGATGGCTCAATGCTCTATAAACTGTTGCTCTTGTCCACTGACTTTCAACAAGTTTTGACTTGCTAAAATCTGTTGTGTTGTGGTGATTATTGTACCATCTTATTTGTACAAGATTACTAACATCTGTTTCAGCCTTTGCTAATTCATCTGTCCAGTCATCTACACCTTGTTCAAATGCTTCTGGTGCATATTCACGAATGTCTAAGTTTGTGCCAAATGCCATTGTCTATCTCCTGTTTAGTAAGGGCGGTTAGTCCGCCCTTACATATAACGATTATTATGATTCGTTAACAATCAATACAGATCTGTTTGAATCAATCGCGCCTATTTCAGCATGAAGACTGCTTACCACGTCGACCCCCACAGCGGCAGGTCTTCTGGCCACCTCGATGTCTACGTTTTTCTGCATAGCAATTCTGTATGCGTCTGCGCCAAATACTGCCGCTTGGATGTTGTGTGAACTTAATCCTGCGTTAGCATCTGTTAAGTGTTGTGTAACAAACATTTGACAACCAGCAAGAGACGCCATAAAGCCGTTTCTCATTGCTTCATTTTGCATATCTGAACCTGCAAATGCCGCATTACCGATTGAGTTCATGATTTTTGAGTATGAACTTGCCGCTACTAAACAGTAAAGTTGACCAGTTTCACCTGCCGCACGGATTGTTCCGATTGCTTTGAAGATTTCTTCTGTGTCAAGATCTGAAGTAGCCTCTTGTTCAGTTGTGTTGTTAGCAATAACATTGATTGCTCTTTTATCAAACTCAGCCGCTACTGCTTTACCTAATGAAGTACCAACCTCTGCTGGATCAATTCCACCAAGGTCACGTACTACAGAACGTGCCGCAAATAGTTTTGCTGTGATTGTGTTTTTAGTGTCTGTCACTGCTTGTGCTGTGATGTCATCTGTTGCCGCTGAACCTGATTCACCGTCTAAGATATCTGCTGACGCCGCCGCTAACTCAGGAACTCTTACTAAACCACTTGGTGTATTAACGATAGGTATGATACCACCAGGTAGAAACAGTGAATTCTCTTGAGCCGCATAAACAGTCGCCGCTTTTGCTTCAATACTAAACGCATCTGTGTTTAGTAATGACATTGTGTTGTTGTCTTTTAAAGCCGCCATTTTGTTTACCTCTTATTATATTTTCCCTTGTGCTTTCATCTTTTTGTAAAGATTTCTATGCTCAGGGTTTGTCATGTCCATGTTGGACAAATCAACTTCTGTTGATTTTGTTGGTGCCACATTTGACTCTGCGCCTGTGCCTACAGGTCCTGCTGACCTGAAGTATTGATTACTTGCTAAGAACTCTTCTGTAAGTTGTTGTATGGTAAAAGGTTCTGCATCATCAGTAAATCGCTCTTTACCATCAGCGTCTACTACTACTGCTTTACCTGTGTCATCCAACTTAACAAAGTTTTTTAACAATGATGCAACATGATCTGGTGCCACTGCATTTGCTTTAGATGCCGCACTAATAAGAGCACCATCAACTTTGATCGCTGTTAACTCATTTCTAAGTTTATTGATCTCACTTGTTGATTTCTCTTTTTGTTTGCTTAACACCTTATCAAAGTCTTGACGTTTGATCAGTTGCTCCTCTTCTATTGATTCTTTGAAGTTTCTTAAATTTTCAACCTCAGAAGGATCATAAGAGTATTTGGCTTTTGTCTGTGCCACACGTTTTGCAACAATGTCATCCAACTGCTGTTGGCTAAACATTTTGCCTGTTTCCTGGCTTGTATCCTGAGCCACTGCACCAGTCTCAGTTGCTTCAGTATTATCTATGATTTGGTCTGTCATATCAGTATCCTTTGTATTTGTATTTATTCATCTTCAATTGGCACCCAGAAATGCTGACAGTTATAACCGCCACGTACCACAAATGGGTCTCCTGGCTCCTTGCCTGGCCAACTTGAATTCCAGATATCATATATTTCATCTTCAGTATATGTCTGGCCTTGGTGTTCTTGACACCAATCTCTACTTGTCCTAATAATACCACCTTCGTATCTGTAACGTTTTATGCCTTGTCTCTTGGCTCTGCCTTTGGTAAATGCACCGTCAAATTGCATAACTGTATCATTTACTTTCTTACT